GTACGTCGGAAATTCTGGTAATTGTCTGCAAACCGCCAACCAATGCGTCATCGGCTGAAACGTCGGTATAACCGTTGGTGGCAAGGTAAGTCGTACGGTGCGTACTGTCGGCGTACCCAATTGCCCCTGTCGCCGTTTCGTAAATGTAACCAAGTCCAGACGTCGCCAACGCTGAAACCAATGAATAAAAATCGGTTTCATTTGATGTGCGTGCCATGAGTTCATAATTGCCTGGGCGATCAATTTCACCCAAGCCAACATTTTCAGCATTTGCCCACGTTGTTGTTGGATTGTATGCAGCCCACGTTTCGGCTGGTGAAACCTCATTCCAGTTGTTCACCAACAAATCTTGCAAAATTGTAAAAATCTGATTGCCGTCAAAATCTTTTGCCAAAACGCCATTGGTCAATGACCGAGACAATTTTGAAAGTGCGCCCAGTGCCGTGATTGAAATCAGCTGCGTGATACCGCCTGAACCTGATGAACGAACCGAAACCGTGACGTCGGTTATTTCGCCACCAAATAAATTGACCAAATCGCCTGACGAATCTTTGACCCGAATGATCACACCGTCATTGACCTGCGCCACTATTGCAGCGGTGTCTAGGTTGATGATTTCAAATGTGCAATACCCTGCGCGTGGCTGCGAATAAATGTCGGTACGACCTGAAGCAATAGTCAGGTTTGCCAGCGTTATGTTTGCGTAATCAACACCAGCAATTTGAAGCGTCCAGTCAGGCGTCCACTGTGACATTTACACGGAAACCAATGCGTTGAAGCCACCACCGCCACGCGCTGATGAATTGTTAAGAATGTCCACAATCTGACGTGCAACGCCTTCTTTGTCCAATGCGCCCGTAACGTTGATGTTGTATGTGTCTCCACTGGTTGCCGCTTCAGCCTTACGAAATGAGCCGACATTGAAGTTTGAACCAACGGTGATACCAGTCGAAGCAGCAGCAGCCGCAGCAGCGGTTTTGGCAGCAGTTGTCACGCCACCGCCCCCGCTTGTTCCCGTTGTTGTACCACTTGGAATTGTTGGCACGGTGGGAATTGTTGGCGACTTGATCGAAGGCGTCGAAATGCTTGGAACGCTAACTGACGGTGCTGAAATCTTGTTGACGTTTGGCAAAAATGGTATTGCGTTGTATGCGCCAATGAGCGCGTTAATTCCTGCCACTGCACCTGAAATCAAACCATTCAAAACTTTGACCACGCCTGCAATTACGTCAATGACGCCGCCTGCGATCTTGCCAGCAACCGACAACGCACCGCCCAAAACTGTGCCAATAACTGGTGCAAGATAAGTTGCAATGTACCCGCCAAATTCCTTGAATGTGTCAAGGTTGTCACCAATTGCGTCTTTGACATAATTGAACGCCTTGACCAAGCCGTTGATAATTGGCGAAAATGTGTTGACAATGATGTTGCCCAATGTCGTGATAACCCCACCGACGCCATTGCCACTAAGGCTGAACGCCCCTGAAAATGCATTGATAACTGGCAATGCGTTGAGGTTGATAAAATTTATTAGTTTTTCCAAAATTGGCAATAGTGCAAAACCGACTGTTTCCTTGGCTTCGTCAAATGCCACTTTAACGCGTGCAATTCGTCCCGCATAGGTTTCGGCATTTGCAGCTGCTGCGCCACCAAACAGGCTTGTAAGTTTGCCCTGCACGTCGGTGAATGACATTGTTTTGAGTTCGGCTGATGAAAGTCCAATGCCTAGTTTTCCAAGTGCGGCAGTATTGCCGTCATACGCCTTGCCCAATGCGTTGGCAACGGTTTCTAGCGGTTTGCCTGTTGCGGTTGAAATGTCAAGCGCGGTGGTCAATAAATCTTGCGCCTTTGTAATGTCACCAGTTGAGCGAACCAAACGCCCCAAGGCTGGTCGAAGTTGATCGTCAGCAACGCCCGTTGCAAGTGACATTTTAAGAATTGATTGTTCAGTTGCGGCTATCTGTGCCTTGGTCGCGCCCGTGGCATTTTCCAACGCCAACGCCAATTGGGTCTGCGCTTTTTCGTCCTCAATTGCAGCCTTGACACCTTCAATGCCGATTTTGACCGCGTACGCACCGGCGGCAGCAGCGGCGGCAACGAAGGCTGCGCCGACCATTTTGCCGACCTTGCCCATTTTGTCGCCAAACGTTTCAACGTCGTTTGTGGCGGTTTTTAAGGATTTGTTGAGGTTGTCAACGTCTCCAAGAATTGAAAGTTTGAGCGTACGACTGCCAGCCATTAGTCAAACTCCTTTACTATCTTTGAAAACGAATTCTCCCACCGTCTGACGATTTCAGGTTGAACCGCGCGCAAGGTTGGATAGATAAACCAACCGCGTGAACCTCGACCTTCGCGACCTGACCAAACTGGGAATTGCTTCCACTTGTTCGAACCGAATTCAGCACCGCCCCATAACTGTTGGGTTGTACCGCCACCACTTAGTTTTTGACCAGCAAAACCAAAACTAATTTCACCAATTTTTGATGACTTTGAAACTTTTGCACCTTCGGCGACTCTGTTGTCTAAGCGATTGCGGGTTTTGCCAGCCGCGTCAACAATTTTGCCACGAACCCACGTTGCCAATTCTGACGTCACTTGCTTGGCTTGATTTGTTGCTTCCTCGTCCATGGCTTTGAATGAACGGACAATGGCACGCAATTCCGCTTTGTCATAAGCGATTGCGTCACTTGCCATTTGCCCGTCCTTCCAAGATTTCCAACACTGTCAGAATGTCCTCAGCTGCTTCAAACTCATTTGGCGATAGCCCCGTTGCCAAGGCTAATTCCCAAACTACTCTGGCAAGGCTTCCGACTGGGTGGCTTTTGGGTTTGCTTCACCAACGATCACTTCGGAAATTGTTTCCGTCCATGCTTCGATTGGCTTGACTGGCTTGCCCGCTGCTTCACGCTTCATGGCGTGATAGGCAAGGAAAACCAAATCGGAAATTCCAATTTTTTCCTGTGCCTGTGCAATGGTATTGCCCGTGTGCTTCTCCCATTTAACCCACTCAGGCGGTGCAGCCGTGTAGGTAATCTGATCGCCGTTTGTGTATTCGATTGTGATTGGTAGTTTCATTTTGTCTCCCGATTGGTTGGATTTTAACTAAATGTCTCTGTTACCGAACCAACGACAACAAATGACATTGAAACGGTCTGTGCGTCAGGTGCTGAACCACCCACGCTTGGATAAATTGGCATTACTGTGAACGCAAAAACTGCACCAGTTGCAGCCGTTAGCGAACAAGCCAATGCGGTGTTTGGTGCTGACTCAGCTGCCGTCCATAGTGCTTCGCACAATGAACCTGACGCGCCCCAGTCTGCAAGCATTTCAACGTCGAATGTCCACTGATCGTCAATGCGCTTGTAAGCCTTGCCGTCCAATGTCTGATAAGTCTCAATGGTTGGTGAGTTTGTCAGTGTCGCACTGGTCGCCTGTGCGTCATAGTTTGTCGTCGCAATCGTCAAGACGAGATCGCGACCTGTGATGATTGTCGTTGGCATGATTCCCCTTATGTTGTCTGTGTGTAGTACGTCGAAACGTTGATGTCAGCAACCAGCATTGGAGACTGTCCTACTTCCAAAACTGTCGGCTTTTCAATAACGCCAACAACGTATCCTGCGGGCATTGCCGCAAGAATTCCCATTATGAGTTTTTCTAGGTTGTCTAGTGAACCTGCGTTGCTATTTGAAGCAACAATGGCGGTGATTGCAAAATTGATTTTGACCTGTGTTTTTGCCTTGCCAATTAAAACAACTTCCATGTAAGGCGAATCAGGCACAACCACAATTGCTGGTGGAATTGGTGCTTCGGGCACGCTTGGATAAACGTTGGCAGATAACGCGCTGAAGGCGTTGGCTAAGGCTGCGCGGGTATCGGATACGGCATTGGCTGGCACTATTGCACAACCGTTTCAACGTCCAAAAATGGCATGAGCAATGTGGAAACGCGGTTGGTCAAACTGCGACCCATTCGGTATGGCGTACTCGCAAAATCGATGCCTTCGATTTGTCCACCTGCTGCGACGCGTGATTGAAAGACTTCGACGCTGACTGCCAAAACCGCTGATTCGATTGGCGCACTGTTGGCGTATAGATCAGCTGCTGAATACCCTGAAAGTGTTGCAGTGCCTGTTGGAATAATCTCGCGCAACGTGACATTTGCTGAAGTCAATGCAGCGGTGAAGTGATAATCCTTAACGTCAACGACTGTGACGGTTGCTGAAAACGGTGCAGGCAATCCAGTGACAATGACTGATTGACCCGCCACAAAATGATGTGGTCGCTGGGTGTAGTAGTACGCGACATTTGATTCAAGTTTGTAAGCATTGACGGCTGATGAATTTGAAACCAGCATTGGCAAAATTACCGCTTCGGCGGTGTTGATAATTTCGTCCAGATAACTGTCACTGTATAAGGAGACGGACACGCCAAGCACCGTGCGCAATTGACTTGCGGTGACAATACTTGGCATGTCCGTTCCTTTCGATCTGCTGCGGCGAGATCGGGAGAACCCGCCGCATGATTAGTTTTGGCGATTACGCCTTATTATTTTTGAAGCAACCAGCCGCAATTTTTGTGGCTACTGCACCAAAAGAATAAACGCCAACAGTGATTGAACCGTCAGCAGTCGATTCCGCGCGTAGTTGGTAAGAAGTTCCTTCGTACCATGTGTAGGCGTCTGGGTTCACAACAAGAAGTGTGCCGTCCCCGTCGCCTGCGTTTGTTGGGTCAACGTATAGGTTCAAGCCTGCAACGTTGCCTGTTAATGAAGTTGGTGTTGCCAAACCTGCTTGGTTCATTGGGTTTGTAACTGTGTTGTAAATCGGACGACCTGCGTCGTTCAATGTCATGAGGTTTGCCCACTGACCAGTTGACGCAATGAGGTTACGTGCAAATGGATTTGCAAGACCTGCGGTTGCACCATAAACGCTTGCTGAACCGCGTGCAATTACGCCAAGAAGTTCAGTTGCAGTTGGATAAGTTGTTGTCGTTGTGCCGTCAAGTGTTGCACCTGCGATCAACTGTGCATTGACGTATGCGTTTTGTGCCTTCGCCATGGCTGCAACCATGTTTCGCAATAACTCGTCATAAAATAATGGTGAAGTTCTGGTAAGAAGTTCCACGCTGAATTTTTGTTGTCCGGCAAACTTCTTGACGTCCACGCTCAAAAACGCGCTGTTTTGGTCTGTATCTGAAAAAATTGCGTCCTCAGCTGCAATTGCAACTGTTGGTGCAGCAGTAATTTTTGGAATTTCAAATGTCATTCCAGCGTCAGGCAATGCACCGCGAGAAATCGCGTCAATGCTTGGGCGAATTGTTGTTGATAGTCCGTTGATGACTTCAGTCAACTGACGTGTTGGCACTAGTCCAGCGTTATCAGTTGTGTTGTCTGCTGCCAAAACGTACTGGCGTGCTGATTCGTCACCTGTTGCAGCAAGAACCTTGTTTTCTAGGTACTTTGCAGCGGTGATTTCAATTCGTGGTGTTGCTTTCCAGCCACCCACGGCGTTTGACTGTGCAGTCACTGACTGTGCGGCTTCTACCGTCTCGACGGTTTCCGCGTTTGTGACGGTGTTGTCCACTTCGTCTCCTTCTGTTGTTGGTGTGACTTCAGGTTCGATTGTCGAATCTGAAACTTCATTTTCGTCAGCGGTTGTTGCGGCGACTGATTCGACGCGCGCTGATCGGATTGCAGGTTCACTCGTTAATGCAACACCAGTCAATTCACCCGCAAGAATTCTGACTGTGCCGTCTTTAAGTGTCTCGTACTCGTCGAATGACACCTCAACGCTGAACCCGTCGCGCAAACCTTCTTGCGCTTCAACAAGTGCGTCAGTTCCTGCGGTTGTGTTTGCAATTTTGAATGTTGCGTCAATACCTTCAGCACTTGATTCAATTGAAAGTGTTTTGCCAATGCGACGTGTGCGATCATGTTCAAGATTGAGTAAAACGGCGGTTGGTTCGATTGAACCTGCGGCAAATTGAACCTTGCCAATTGACGCGTTGCCAGTTTCCTCAAATGTCACAATGCGACCGGTGATTGTGCGACTGTTTGAATCAGCTGCGGTTATCTGCATTGGTGTGATTACTTTTTTGCTCATAGCAACATGTCCTCTTCCTCGCGGATTTCGTCAACCGACATTGCGCCGATTCGATTTAAGATTTCATAAACTTGTGCGCGCTCGTACGGATTGCCACGCAAGAAGTCGTCAAGATCAAAACGCACTTTGTTTCCTGCTGGTGTGAAATCAGCAAAACTCAAACGTTCCTCAATGATTGACATGTAATTTCTAAACGCAAAATCCACCAGGTCACGTCGTTTGTCCAAGGCGTTGGAATAAGTAAAACTCGATTGCTGCGAATCTGTGAAGTATGCAGGCAAACCACATGCACGCGATAATTCAAGCGCAACATAATTGCGTGCCTCGTTCAGTTGCAAATTCTTTGGGTCATAACCCAATGTTTCAAGTGTTACGTCAGCATTTAAAAACGCCGTTGACTTATTCGCACGCGCGGTGCGCCATGCGGTCAGCAACTTTGAAACGCGATCTGCTGGCAATGATGTTCCGTTTGATTTCAAAACCATTTGTGGAATTGGCTCAACTGCAAAATTCATTGCAGCGCGTTCAAGTGCAGCAGCGGCACGAATTGTACGACCTGCGCGACTTAACAATCCTTCTTGAAAACCCTGAAACACAACAAGGTTTGCAGGGTCAACAAATGCGCCGTCGATTGAATACGTTGCAATTTCATAACCCATGCCGTTTGTTGTAATGGTTACGCGCTCAGGTGCAATGCGTTCCATTGCGCGGATTTTTCCAGTGTCGGCGTACCTATCCATGACGTAGGCATACGCATTTGGAAAGAAAAACAAATCTGAAATAATCCACGCCCAAAATGTTGACCCCGGAATTCGTGGGTCAGGCTGATTGATTACGCGTGGTTGTGTGACCTTCTCGCCTGTTGCTTCATTGCGTGTGTGCATTGGTAATGACGCAATTGTTTGAATGATCGACAATGCACGCGCACATGTTGGGACACTCATTGCCTCAGCGCGTGAAGCGGTAACAATGCCACCAAATAAGAATAGGTTTCCAACTTCACTGTAATACGGCGCGACCGCAGCTGCGTCGACGTTTGAAGCCTCAACCGTGACGGCGGTCTTAGGCTTCGGCGTAAAAAGATCGAAATAACCCATGACCAAATTGTGTCAGGCTTATACGATCACCCGACCATGATGTCAAGATCATTGTCTGGGCGTGTCGCAAAATGTGTCACCAATGCAACTGCGACTGCACCGCACACAACCGATTGAGACGCACGACGTCCAATGACCCAGCCGCCGTCACCACGACGCAATTGAACCGCTGCCAAAACTTCCTCAGACAATTGAGCCTGTCCACGGTGTTTCAGGCGACCGCTATTTATCGCAGACAACATTTCGTCACACGCTTGCGGGTAAGCACCGTCCATGTCGAAAATGGGAATTCCAGCAGGTGCAAGGCGTGCAGCGACCGCGCCGCTGGTCTTGCGTGAATACAAAACGTATTCGGTTGGATACTTGCGGGCATAATCTGCCAATTCGTTGGCAATTGCCTTATCGTCCAATTGCAACTCATTTGCCCAAGTGTGCAGCAACTTAACAACAAATGTGTCGTCACCCAGTTTTTGCGCACCGACTAAACTTGCGTGCCTACGGTCAGGCGAAAGATCAATTGCCAGCCATGTGAGTTTGTCCGCGTCCAAATCAGCTGCTTTGTCCAAGCAGTTACCCCATGAAGCAGAATCGACCGCACTATTGATCGCCACAACCCAGCGGCACAAGACTTCAGTCATTACGACGTCAGGCGGGTCATTTAAAACCGACTTGATGTTGTCGGCGTGAATCAATGTGCCCATTGAAGGGTTTGAGTGCCTTGCGTTTTCAACGCTGATTTCGTCGGTTGGTGCTGACCATTCAAAATAACCTATGTCGTCCTCAACGCCTGCTATTGAAGCAAGTGCCCGATCACGGAATTGGTTCAGTACGACGCTGCTTGAATCACCTGCGTTTGTGTACGCCATGACCATGGGGTTGGTCGCAGCCATAAGGGTATAACGCAACGAAGCAAACGATTCAATGTCGGTCATTTCGCGTAATTCGTCAAGGTGAATGGTTGAAGGTCGGGAAACACCGCGCGCAGCCGAACCACCCGCACGCACAATAAATCGGTTGCCCGTCATTGTCTCGATTTCCTCGCCACCGTGTTGCCAGCGAATTTTTTTGACCTGCTTGGCTAGGTTGTCGCTGCCTTCGATCATTTGAACCATTGCCCTGAATTGTTCTAGTGATGTTGACAAGCGGTGCGCCGAACCGATTTGCAGTTTTTCGTCCCATAGAAATAAACCGCCCAAAATTCTGATCAGCTGCAAAAACGATTTACCGTTTTGGCGTGCCACAACAATCGTGTTGACAGGCGTTGCCCAGCGACCGTCGGGCTTTACTTTGTGGGTATGAATAAGCGCAAATTTCTGCCAGTCCATGAGTTCAATCTTTAAATCAGCCGCCAAGTCGATCAATTCGCCCCCGCGTGACGGTAAATCGTTCAATGGCGTGTGAATTCGCGGCGTTTGAACCCCAAATAGCGGAATAACTGGTTCTGTGTCCCTACCCAAAACCGTTTCAAGCCGATTTAAGCCCCCTTTTGTCGGTTGGTGACCTTCTATGACCTTCTCAGTCATTTTCGTGGCTCTTTGAGTCGTTTTTGGGGGAATTTAAAACAGGAAGGGTCAGGGGTGTCGGCGTGCTATTAAAAAACCGCCCCCCTTTACTTGAATTGCAACTTCCACACAAGGTTTGCAAATTCCAGTCCTCATCACTGCCGTTCAGGCTTCTTGGGACAATGTGGTCAACTGAATTGCCTTCTCCACCACACATTTGGCATGTGTAAGAATCTCGCTGAAGTATCCGTTGCCTGATCTTGCGCCAACGTGAGGTGCTGCCATTGTCTTTCAATGCACTGCTCATCAGTAGTAGTTCCTTTCCTGATGAAATGCCCACGCCTTGCATGGCGTTTGATAACGGTTTGTTATGTATCTCAATGAGGCGTCTATCTGTCTGAATGGGTCAAGATCACGATAGTGCTTCGATCTCATTTGCCCCAGTCCATAATGACTTCCATTGCGTGCAGTGTATGACCACCGTGATTCCTTTGTAATGATTCTATTGAAGCATTGGAATTGCTTGTAATCCAGAATCCTTGAATGTGCGTATAACTTCAAATGATCTATTGAGTAATTAGCTGCACTGGCGTTGTGTATCAGCCCTGTCGAAGTGACCGCCAAAATGGCAATACTCGCCCATAAACGCTTACTGCGCTTCAGCGAACTAACCGCGTAGGCGGTTCGCTTCTCGCGAAGTAATCGTATCGTGTATGTCAAGCAATTGAATAACTTACGCATGCCCTTCGGCGATTCCAACAGGTTTTGTCCCCTTGTGGATAACCTCTGTGGATAACTCACTGGTGACCCCAGCCCGTACCTTTGAAAGAAATGCCGAAAGTTGAGTAAAGGCGACTCATGTTTTGTCCGCAACAGATTGGGTTTCGTTCCTCATGGATTGACTTATCCACCTCAACACGGATTTTGCACAATGAACATTCAAACTCATAGATTGGCATTTGAAGTCCCTATCTGTGCAACCCCCATGACTTCGCACTTGGTGCATTGAATCACTTCCACACCGTCGGGCAGATTGTCGGTTATCTTGTGAATCAGCTGCTTTGTGACTTTTTTGCATTTGCGACATTCAAATTGCACTGTGTCCATGGATTGATTTCCTTAAATTCTCGATTGGTTGCAAGTTAATTTGAGACACCCACCATGTCGGCTGGTGTGAATGGCGAAACCGTGTTTTCTGTGCAATGGCAATTGGAATCCACCCAGCAATGTAGTAATGAGGCGTTTGCCCAGTCACCAAAATGGCAATGTCGTTTTTGCGGTCGTACTCATAGACAATCAATTGCCCTTCAATGTGACGCGTCCATTTGACTTCAAACTTATCGCCTACGTCAGCCTTCTTTTTCATCTTGGGTTCAAATGGGTCATAGTCAATGCCCAAGTACCGTGCAACCACCCATTCACTGGCAATTGATTCGGCTAATTCGCCAACGCGTTCATAAAACGTAATGTTGGTGTTGTAACGGCGTGGTGTGTCCAATGTTTCGTCACCGTTTTCAATGAATGAAATTGCTGCCTTTAAGCAGGTCAATTCGTCCCGTCGGCTCAGCTGCATTTTCACCGGCAACCCCCACAAAACCACAATAGTTTTTCGCCTTTTTGACCGCGTTGATAGCCAAATTCATCAGCCTTTGTCAGCATTGAACATTTGTCGCATTGTTCCATTTTGTATTCGGCGACAACTTCACCGTTTTTCAGTAATTTGCAGACTCGCGTTTGCGGGTTGATCATTTCAATGTATTCGCTCATTGTGCGCGCCACATTCCATTCGAACCGAAAATGTACCAAGACGGCTGGCACTGATCGTCGCCCTTAGGTTGTGGGCACATGTAACCGCCCCATGCGTCGCCGTTTTTCTTTGTGCCTTCCTTCCAAACGCGGTCGCCATGCTTACACGTTGGCATTTGTGTCGGTTCGCTTGAACCGTGTGAAGGCGTCCCAGCCATCTCGGCTTCAGCTGCGGTGGCATAACTTGGCACGTCGCCAAATTTGGTTGTCCATGGGTCATAATCTGCCGCTGGTTGGTATGCAGGTTTTGCAACGGGCTTTGACGCGGCATTTCCGTCGTCGTCCTCAGGTGCAATTCCACATGCAGTCATGAGCGAATAACGGCGTGCATACGTCAAGGCTGACCCAAATGCCTGCGGGCTATTCTGCGCCGCTGGTACAAAAATGCTGCCAGTTTCCAAATGCTCACCTGATTCGTGCATGAAAACGGTGCTTACAATGACGCCTTTGTCGCTTTGATCAGTGTGCTGAATTAGGGCAATGCCATTGTCGTGCAACGCGTCGATCACGGCTTCAATGCAAACGGCAAGGTCTGCGTACTTTGACCCGAAATAAGGGTTGTCCGCCTTTTTCAAGGCTGGTGCAAAATTGCGTTGTGCTTGGACAAATGCTGCGGCGATTGCTGACATTACTTCACCGCCTTATTTGCTTGTGAAATGTGACGATTGACGGCACGCCCGCGAACATAGCCTTCACGGTTTCCGTCTTTGTGACCCTTGGCGTATCCGACCGCCCCAGCCATAACCAACAAAACGATCAATGCGGTCAATCGACCCAATGTTGCTGGGTCTAATAGATCAAGTACCATTTTTGAATTCTCCCGATTCTAGGCGGTAAGTGCTACCACCTGCACTCAGGGTGACGCATGATTGGCGCGCGGTCAAGAACCTTGCGTGTTTGTCGGCGTGTCTGGTGGCTTCGGCTTGGATTTGAGTCCATTGCCAGCAAGTACCCCGCCCAATGAA